CCCGCAGGCCAAACGCCCGGCCACCGGGGAGCGCAAGTTGCTGGACATGCCACAAACTATCAATCTGCCACAAGCTGATAGCAAACTGATAGCAAACGCCTATCGCGAGGCCGTGCGTGGCTCCAGCACGCAGATGGCTCCGCTCTCCACCGTCTATGCGCAGGCTCGGCTGCTTCAACCCGGACTCACGCCCGAGACGTTCTTGGCACAGGTGCAGGAAGGCTACGACAACGGCACGCTGTTGCTCGAAGGCGCGGGCAGCCAGCAAGAAGCCGCACAGTCCAGCCTATCGCTGCCGGGTACTCCCGTGGGAACGGCTGTGCGTATGATGCCAGCACCGCAGGGGACGTTGAAGAGTAAGGCCGACGACGGCGAACCACCTATCATCGACATCGGCGGCGAAGCAGAACCTGCGGACGGTCCTGAGTTTGCCTTCACTCGCGCTCGCTTTGCTCCGCCAAAACCGGAGGACCAAATGTATCAAGTCCATTCGGACGAGGAAGCTACCAAGAAAGCCTTTGCCTGGATCAACGCCGTTGGCCCACTCCGGGCTGCCGACCTGTTGATGGCAGACCGTGCGCCGAGCGACATGGACCTCAACGTGAAGAACATCGTCATGGGTGGTCTGCTCAAAGGTTTCACAGAGATTTCGATAGACCCCAACGCCAGTGAGGACGAGAAAACGGTCGCACGCGCCACCAATCAACGGCTTGGGAAGTATCGAGTACGGATGAACCAAGACGCCGCCCGTGGCATGCGTCAGATTGGAGTGCAGAACGGTGCAGTGCTTCAACTCATCGCCCCTATTCTTGCAGTGGAAGAGGTGCTCGCAGATCACGGAGAGAAGATTCTGGAGGATCAGTTCGAGGGAGGATCGGAAGGTGCGGCTCCGCGAGTAGCCGGTGCTGCCGAGACGGCCACTGCCGAAGCCGACGAACGATTGGAGAACATCATCCGTCGATTGATGGGCAGCCTGCGTCCAAAGCAAACCTCTGTTGGTGCGCTCGCCCGCATGTTCCGTGGTATGGGACAGCGTGACCAGATCATCGACGAAGTAGCCAAAGCCTTGATGCTCAAAGCCCGTGGCAACGTGGTCGCTCCCGAACGGAAGACCGCGCTTGCCAATTTGGTGAGCAGCCTTAAAAGCACTCTCGCAGCCAGTGTGAAGGGTGAGAAGAAGCCCGCGCCCGAGCGCACGCTGCAAGACCTGCTGACCAGCGCATTCGTCAATCAGGTGTCTGAGGGTCCGGCGTTTGAATCAGCGTGGAAAGAGGGTCGTCAAAAAGTGCTCGACATGCTGATTGATATGGAGTTGGACAAAACTTTCCATCCAGCCCAAAAGCGTCTGGCCGATCTTCGTGCCAAACTCACCTATTTGGAGGCTGGAAGTGCCGAACAGCAGGAAGCCAGTGCCGCAGAACGCGCTCAACTCGCCGACCAGATCAAGGTTGCCAAGGTGGAAACGAAAGCCGCTATGGATGCGGTCAAGGCAATGACGCCTCAACTCGAAGCGCAGCGCGATGCGTTGATGCCCGCCGCTCCAACGGTGGCGTTTGACCCCGTGTCTTCCCGTGAAGCGATTGGCCGTGCATTTGAGAAGGCAGGTTACACCGCCGACTTGGCAACGGGTCTGGACAAGTCCGGCAAACGCACTCTCAGCATCAAAGACGCGCTGCTCAACCGTCAACGCGCCGCTGACGCCGTGATAAAAGTGTTCGACGCGGAGATGCAAGTCCCGGACGCCGCGACTCAAAACGATTGGCCGCAAGCCCGCGCCCTTGCACTCAAGGCGGTCAACGAGACTCTCGACTCGTGGCAGGCGCAGACAGACGCCGACAAAGTGGCGAAGCTAGAAGCCGCCAAGCAGAGTCTTCTCAGCGAGGACTCCAAAGCTCTTGAGAAGCTGGTTAACTCCATCCGCAATAGAATCCTCCCCGACTCAGATTGGTCTGACATTCTCTACGACCTGCCGCGCACACAGGCGGAACGTCTTGCCGCCATCAAGGACCGTGTCGCCAAACATGAGGCACTGAAGAACCTCACCCCGGATGAGTCGAAAAAGTTGGCGGAGAGCATCGACAAACTGTGGCAGCGCGAAAGACTCAAAGCGTTCCAAGACGAACTCTTCAAAGCTGGCGTCCTGAAAGCCAAGACCACCAAGGCTGTTGCGAACGTGGCGTCTGCTGCTCCCGAGCTTCTCCGACTCATGAACCTGGGAGTGTTCAACTCCAGCACTTTCCGCGAAGCGATCTCCAAACGGTTCGGCTTGAAGCTCCTGACCGGCGTTCAGGCCGATGCTTTGCGCAAGCTGGCAGCCGAAGCGTGGGGCAGTCCCCAAGGCGTCCTGCGCAATCAGAAACTCGGCCAATTGGTTGAAGGCATCCAGCACGCCACTGGTGCGAACTGGGCAGACGTGATGAACTCCTACTGGATCGCCAGTGTTCTTAGCGGTTTGCGCACTCACTTCGACACCTGGGGAGGTGTCGTGAATGGTCTCGGCACCAACCTCATTCAAGCAGGAGTCCAACTGTCGAAGGGCAGAGGGGTTGCCGCTTTCGACATCCAGGCTCAATGGTGGAAAGGATTGTTCACCGGACTCAATGAAGCCCTGTATCTCCTGCGCACCGGAGACCCCTCATTCACCAAGCGTTTTGAGGCCGATCTTATCGACGCTCTGAATGGCGAGAAGACCGCGCACCCCATTGCCATCGGCGAGAAGATGTGGAAAAGCGGCAGCCTGCTCCAGAAGATTCCCGGCGCTCTGATGATGGTGGTCGGTCGTAGCATGGTCGCCGCCGACCACGTGAACAACACCGCCACCACGCAGGGAGCGATGGCCGTGGCTCGGGCGATGAATCCTGAGCTTTATGAAGGCAAGACATCTTGGACTCAGAAGGAGATCGCCGACGCTCGCAAGCAGGCGATTGCCGAGGCCACGGCAGGAGCGGAACCCGCGACCAAATTTGAACGCATGCTGGTCGCCAAGCGCACTCGCGAAATTCTTAACGCCGGGCTGACCGAGGCAGACCAGATGGCTGCTTCTGAAGTAGGAGACATCGCCGCATTCCAGAACGATCCGACGGGGTTGTTTGGCGGACTCTACCATGCGGTTAAGTCAGGCTTGTCTTCCGCAGTCCGCAGTCTGGACCAAGTTGCACAAGATGAGGAAGCTGCCAAGATCACGCGAGCGTTCGCCGCAGTGACGGCAGGCAGCGTCCACGCCCTCACCGGCACGAGGTTCATGCGCTTCGGCTTCAACCTCGGCAACGAGTTCATGCGCTACATGCCCGGCTCGTGGCTGCTGAACAAAGGCACCAACATCCTCGGCAGCAAACTCAGCCCGATGCAGCAGGATATGCTGATTGGTAAGAACGTGGTCGGGGGCATTCTGCTTGCCACTCTCTATTCTCTGTTTGGAGACGACGACGAATCCGAGGACGGCAAGTGGCACATGGAAGGTCCGTGGAACGATCTCAGTCTCGGTGAGCAGTCTTCCCGCCTGAGCGCGGGATTGGCGAAGAACTCCTTTTGGCGCAGGAAAGACGGCAAGATTGAGCGCATCAGCTATGCACAATGGCCGACTGCCGGACTTCTAGCCGCTGTGGGAAGCATGCTCGACGAGAAACGCTACAAGCCTGAAGACTGGAATCAGCGCGGAGTAGCGGGACACATTCTTCAAGGCGCTGTCACTGGGCTGTTTCAAGTCCAAGATGCTGCCGCCATGCAGCAGGTTGCCGAACTTTTCAGCACCTCGTCCTCGTACGGGGCGGCACAAGGGATGCCGGAGAAAGTCATTAAAATGGGTACGAACTACCTTGGGGGTCTGGTACCCACATCCGTCAAAGATTTGGACAAGTGGCAAGACCCACGCAATTTCCGGGCAGACGGCGTCTGGGAAAAGCTCGTCCGCGAGATGCCTGTCGCACGTCGATTTGTCAACGATGGGCGTCCGCAGTTCAACCGCATCGGTCAAGATGTCCGACTCCACCGCGAGCCTTACAGCCGTCTCTACACAACTGACGAAGCAGACAAGGCGACTGTGGCCTACGGGCAGTTACTCGCGAGGGGTATCGACTTTCCTACACCGAGCACCAAACGTCAGATCATCAAGGACGGCAAGAAGGTGCCTATGGACACCCTCGGCAAAGGAGTTACTTACGACTTCGAGAAAGCGGTCGCTCTCAGCTATGGCAAGTTCTTGCAGGAGAACGGCGAGCGGATCACAGGAATGTCCACCAAGGCGCTCGACAAACTGATTCGTGATCGGGCCACGCGCATCCTCGACATCGAGACCCGCAAGGTTCAAGCGAAAGTCAACAACCCATGAAACGCCCCTTCAACGAAACTGTGGTCCCGCCTGGAGGTGGCTGGAAATACACCGACCCCGTCACCGGAGTTCCCGTGTCGTCCAACTCCCTGACCGTCATGCTCCAGCAGGTGAAGGCGCAGCGCGTTGCCAATGGTGTCGAGGTCGGGAGTGGCTGGGAGCATGTGGTGCTCGACGAGATGTGCGAGCAGAACCCCGGCTTCCGGTGCATCGAGGCTGGAGCGCCCGAGATCCACATGACGGGGGACGACGTGAAGCGGTTCCTGCTCACACTTCAAGAGCTGTACGGCAATGAGTTGGTCAGTGACGAAGAGCATCGCCGCCGCGCCGACATCTGCCTGTCATGCCCCAAGATGGCTGACGTTGCCTGCACGTTCCCGTGCGGTTGGGTGAGCAAGAAGTTGACCGAGATGCTCGGTGGTCGGAAGATTCACCGGCCTGCGGAGCTATATAAAAAGGGGTGCAGTGCTTGCGGCTGCGACGTGTCGAGCAAAACATACTACCCCCTCGACGTGCTCAAATCTGTGGACGTGAAGCTGGGGAAGCAGCCGGACTACTGGGAGAATTGCTGGATGCGGGAGTGATCCTCTTCTGGATCAAGAACTGCCGTTGCTCCGAGTCGTCACATAGCTGGGCCAGCAGGTTCTTGGTGCCTTCGGTGGCTTTCGGCATCTCCGACACGAGGACGGCGCACAGGTTCTTCTCACCTGACAGGAGATCAGCAAACAGCTTTTCCGGGGAGTGCTCGTTCGGGTGGAACGCGGCTTTCGTGGCAGCGTCCATCCCCAGCTTGGCGAGGTCCATCTTGCTGCCGAGACCAACAGCCCGTTCAACCACCGAATCGTAGGCCGCGTCGTAGGCTTCGTAAAACTTCCCGAACGTCTTGTGGTCGGCGAAGAACGTCGGCCCTTGCGTGTCGTGATGGGCGCGTTGGGCAAACAGACGCAGGGTGAGCAGTTGGAGGGCGGCGAGGTCCATGGTGGCGGATTGTAGTGGAGCCGGGGTGATGGGTCAACCCTTTGCAAGTGTCATGGAAGGTGCAGCCAAACCCAGCGATACCATACCCGTATAAATAGTTGCCTTTGAACGGTTTTTATCTCAGGGCAGAACAGCCACACCAGAGTAGCCGCCCACATAGCAAGGAGCCTGCGCATTGGTCTGGTGATGGGGAAGTGCATAAAATCAAGCCTCCGTGATCGGGATGGTGTTCTGCACCCAGCCAGCTTTGGCTACGGCATATCCGTTGATCGAGAACGTGCCGATGAGGTAGGCCACATCAACTTCCAGCTTCTCCGCCAAGTCGTTGACGCGCATCTTCTTGCCACCGAGGGCGGCTTCGATGTCGGCGCGGGTGATTTTCTTGACGGGTTTGACCTCGGGGGTTTTGATCTTCACCTCCTCGGGCAACTCGGTAACAGTGACGACGGGTGCCTTCGTGACGGTGTGAGCCGGAGGCTCGGGAGCCTTCACTGGGATGACCTCGGTAGGCTTCTCATCGTCGCCCCAGAAGGCGTCATCTTGGGCCGGGTTCGTGGCAGCCTCGACCACGTTTTCTGCCGCCTGCCGAAAGGACTCGACATCCACCTCAACAGTAGTCGTCTCCACGCTCCAACCGCTTCCCAACGTCCGCGCTTTTTCCCCACGTCCCAACACGATGTCAGCCAGCGACCCGTCTTTGCAGCCATGCACCAGCACGGCCTTGGGGCTGACGACACCACCGCGAGGACGCACCACACGGCTGCCGTGATCCACGGACTCACAGACGAGGTTGGTTCCTTCCATGTGGTAGTTCTGCGTGGACCACATGTCGCTGATGAGTTCGGTGTGCGACACGCCGATGTTGCGGATAGGCCAGCGAAGGTACACGTCGAACGGTTCACGCGGGTTCATCGTGTAAGGTTTGGCGAGATCGAGCAGCAGCGGCTTGATCCGTTCGTCCTTCTCCATGTTGGCGGGGTAGATGCCGGTGCCCATCATCATCTGATCGCCGTCCTTGTAGGCGATCTGTCCGTTCACGTTGAACGGCGTGTTGACGAGGACGCCACGGAACGGGGTGCCGCCGTAGCGGTAGTCCTCGAACAGGGCGACCGCCCAGCGCGGCTTCACCGGCAGCATGTCTAACTCCATCCACAAGAAGGGATCGGTATTGCCCATCTTGGCGAGTGCGAAGACCACGCTGGCGAAGTGTCGGTTGCAGGCGACAGGCGCTCCACCCTCGAAGTCCTGAGTCAGCGGGTAGGTTTCCGCGCCCAGACGCTCGGCATGCTCATAGGCGGTGTCCTTGGCGGCAGATGTGGGGAAGAAGATGACGGGATGCTCTTCCAACCCGCCGAGCTTGAGCAGGCATTCGGTGAGGTCGGGCAGCAGGTGCTTGTCGTGGGCGGATACGGGGATGGCGATTTTCATGGTTCAGGCGTTGAGGCGTTAAAGAGTTTGGCTGGGTACAAAGTAGTTAAGAAATAACCCAAAGAGCAAAAAGGGTTGTCTTGTTTGTCTATTCGGTTGACCCACCTTACTTCCAGGATGTCTTCCGGCATCAAGTTTTCGGGAGTGGATAGGGCTTGAGCAAAAGCGTCGAGAGTAGTTTTTTTCGGGTTCTCGTCTTTGCACAGATAGGTAATATCCAGATATGTCCTCCCGACCTCAACGGCTTCACGCCTACCCACGCTCTGAGGCAAACGCAGAGTCCTGTTTTTTATGCACAGGTTGTGCAAGAAGCGGTTGAGAGGAGTGTCTTCGCTGACAGAATCCGCAAACACTTTTTCCGCCACGAGGGCATACTCCTCGCGATCTTTCTCAGTCTCCTCAGACAGATCAGGACCACCAGTCTGCACCCATTTCCAGTCTGATAGACCGGATCGGGTGAATTTCATAGGCTCTTTGGAAGTACTCATGGTGCGAGAACGTGTTGGGGGATTCGTAGATATTCTCCGTTGGCGAAGTTGTATCGGTTCGGGTTCGCGTCGGCCAACACTCCGGGGCGCGACTTGGACATGCCAATAGATAAAGGCTCGTCTTGCCCCTTCCTCCGAAATCTCAGCAACAATCTCGCCGACCCTTTCTCTTCCACCGTTTGGCGCATCTCAACAGAGAGAGCACTGCTAAAGATCACCACGTCCTCATAAGCCGCTGTCAGATACTCAGGGTTGACCACATACTTTGCCGCTTTCGGCAGAGCAGGCACCAAGCCGGTGATCTCCATGGCTGCGGCACACGCTGCCCCGGCAAGGAGTTTGAAGATGGAGCGACGGTTCATAGGCTGTAATTTTCAAGAGCTTGTTGTACGCGGAGAAACTGGGCCTGCCCCCCGTGATCCGCAAAGAAGGCGGGGCATCGTTCGACATTGGCGTCGTACACGGCGTCCTCGGCATCATCAATAGTGAGATTCTCCCTCTTCGCAACTTCTCTCACCAAAAGTTCAAAGCAGGGTGAAGCTCCACCGTTGTAGCGCCAGTTCCCCGGTGGCGTGGTGTGGATTTTCTTCTCCGTCTTGGGGCGGACTCCGCGCAGCACGGTGCCGTCTGGCAGCGTGACCACGCCGTCAGCGACATGGGAGGCGTTGGGGCGGACGTAGATGCAGTCGGGGAAGCCCAGATGAGTCTCTTGAATGAGGTTGTGTTTCAGCCCTTCGGCGATGGCGTTGGCACAGGACTGGTTGCCGATGAACAGGTCAGACCCTTTGATCAGCCGCGCCACCTCCAACATGTCTGTGGTGGGCTGGAACTCGACGTAGCCGTGGTGGCCGATGAACTCGCGCCACTCGTGATGCAGTCCGACGAAGAGCAGACGGTTGCGGAGATGAGCCACGATCTCTTTCCACGGGAACCGCTCGTTGCGATAGCGCCCGGTGCGGTTGATCACCACACGCCCTTTGGAGCGCGGCGACGGTTCGACGCCGTACAGCCACGGCTCGTCGGCGGTGAAGTTCTGCCCGATGCTGTGCGTCTTGATGAGGTGGTTGAGGTGCGCCCGCATGAGCGTCTCGCCTTTGGTGTAGTGACGTTCGCGGAAGCCCTCGCTCTTCCAGTCCACCGGGTCGCCCGGCTGGATGATCTGGATGTCCGCGATGTAGGGTTGCAGCTTCACCAGTGGTGCCAGCAGATCATACATGCGTTGCACGCCTTCCGGTCCTTTGGCCTTGGTCGAAGACGATGAACGCAGGCACAGGGTGTGTGGGCCGTCGGGGATCTGTTTGAGCAGACACAGCGCAAACACCACATCGCCAATGTCACCTGTAGAAGAAATTTTCATGTGTTGGGGGATATTTCTTATTTCGTCATAAAATCTCCCCACGGTCAAATGAAGTTCTTATGCCGTGGCTCCGGCCCCACTGGCTGCGGGTCAGCCCCTTTCCAGATAGCGTCCAAGGCGCGGTTCTGCGTGCCGAACACGCATTTCTGGCAATGCACCATCGGGTCGATCAGCGAACGCACAGGCTGCTCGTAGAGTTCATGAATGGTGTCCCAGCGTCCGATGACGTAGGCGCTGCCGCCCTGTGAACGGTTGGCTTGATCCAAAAGGGTTACGCTATCGCAGGGTGTCACGTCGCCGGAAGGCCATAACACGGGATGTGAATAACCAAGCAGACAACAGGTGTGGGGGGCTGGCGGCTTGTACTGCACCATGATGCGAGGGTCCACTTCCAACGCCAGTTGTTCCAACTCGATGCACCGTTCCGGGATCTTCTGAATCTCGTAGCAGTTCGGCAGCGCACGGATGTAGGTGAACGGTTTGGTGGAAAGCAACTCCTTCAATTTCTGCTTTATGAACGGGAGGCGGTCCTTGCCATAGGTCACGCGCTCCGCTTCATCGCCTGCGAGCAAAGGAGTTTGAAGGTCTTCGGGACGACTGACTTTTCCGTGCCGGTCGAGCGGATCTTTGTAGGAGTCGTGATACACCCAGCTTCCGCCAAGAGCAGTCAGTTCTGGATTGATGTCAGGCACTTCCACTTCCTCACCATGGTCCCACGCGCTGAGAGAGATGCGAATCCATGTCAACTTATCCAAGGTTTCAGGCCGAACGGTTCTCCAAGAGGTCCGGCCATCGGGATACTGCACCATGTTCTTGAGGCCGTTGCTGATCAGCCCGATTTGCAGACCTTTGCCATGCAGCGTGTCCACCAAGTCGTCGAAATCGTAGCCCTTTTCGCGGTCCTTCCACAATATGGGGTTCCCTCCCCCGCTCAGAATAACGGCTTTCAAACCCAATGGAATGAGCTGATCCACATATGTTTCCACCTGATGCAATGTCAGGGCGGCGTTGCCTCGGTTGGCAGTAGAACAGAAAGAACACTTGTGCTGGCAGGCGTCTCCCACAAAAATCCCGCTCACCTTGGGCACTCCTTTGCCTTGATGCAGCCCCTCGATGATGTCGCGGTGCCAAGGGATTTTGGATGAGGTGCTGGTGAACTCGTTGAGCAAATCCTTCATGGACTCAGGAGTCTCGTGATTACACGTCTCTGAGTCGCCGGGGATGGTGTCCAGTTCGGGCTTGTCGGCGATGGCGGAAGGGAGGGTGTTCATAGAGGTTTCCGTGCCCACATCTCCAACGAGAAGATACGGCGGTTAAGTTTTGGCACGATCTCGGCAACCGTGGGCGAGTGGTTCTCGTCTGAGTTGACAAGGAGATGGACGTGGTGTGAGGGGAAACCTGCGCGGACAAAATGTGCCCACATGGAATCCTCTGTGAAGATTTGAGCGTGCTGGTCAAACCACAAAGCTGCCTCGAACCACGTTGGGATAGGGTTCGGTGGATCTGTCACCTCGAACAAACGAGGCCAGTTCTCGTTGCGGTCCTCGTCGTGGACAGAACGGAAGTAGGTGGCGTCTGGCACGCTCACCAGTATCACGCCACCAGGGTTGAGCACTCGCAGCACTTCCTTCATCACCTTGACCGCTTCACGGCAGTCCATGTGCTCCAGAACATGGCTGCACAAACAGCCGTCAAACGAGTTGTCGGGAAAAGGGAGTGGCTGGCGCAGATCGTGCCGGACGAAGTTCGGCTCGTTGATCTCATGACCACCGCCCTCCCAGTTGTCGAGGTTGACCCAGATGTTGTCGATGGGTCTTGTTGACCCGGCTCCGAGGTTGAGAATTTTCATACTTTCAAGTCGTGTTCAGTTTGGTCGAGGATGCTGGAATAGTCCAGTCCGGTGATGGCGCTGGCCTCGTCAAAGTGGGCCTTCTGCTGCTCCAGGGTGAGCGGGCGCAGGTCAACGCCGGGGTTGGGGTAGGGCAGTTCTTGGGAGAACGTGATCAACCGGCGCGACTGTTTCTTGACGAAGAGGGTCAGCCCGTTGTCGGAGTGGAGGTCGAGTTGCTGCCAATCTGTAAGCCCTCCCAACCTGTCGGTCAGTCCGTCCACCAACATGCGGGGACCAACGCAGTTCTCCACGTCATCGAAGGCTATAAAGGAAGCGCCTCGGTTGATCGCCGTCTTCATCTCGAACAGCGCGGCCTCGTGGCTGTGCCAAGCGTCGATGTAGATAAAATCCACACGCTCCGGCCAGATGCTCAAGTTCTTGGTGTCACCGTCATGGAACTCCACCCAATCGCGGACACCGAGATGAGTCAGGTTCTCCTCGGCGTGTTGCTTCGGCGTCTTACCTTCAAGGATGTGTACGTGCTCCAATAACGACCAGTTGTCGAGGCAGTGGACGCGGCCTAGGTTGTTCTCTTGGCAGGCTTTCGCCATCCATGCGGCAGACAAGGCCCGGTAAGTGCCACAATCGACGATATGCTGCGGCTTCAGACAGCGGGTGAATCCGTGCAGCAGGCGCGGGCTGTCGTAATTCCAAGAGGCGTAAACCTTGTTGATTTCTTCGTAAAAACTCATGCTTTTGGTTGGTGTGAAATCCACATGTCTTTGGTGCATCCCGGCATCAACGCCTCGTAGGTGGCGATGTCCTCGGTGTTCTGTTCAGGCTCCATGGCTCGATAGTGGTGCGAGTAGTGGTCGATGTAGAGCGACCCGTCAGTCACCCGGATAAACTTTGGCTCGGCCCATGTTGGCGTCCATATCAGGCGCTCGTGCATCTTCACCTCCGGGTCGTAGCACAGGAAGGGGGTGTTCTTCAATAGCCTGAGTTGCCAGTCGTGCTCCGCGTGCCAGTTCTGGCAGGGGCGGTCCCACTCACCGGGAGCACCGAACCAGTGACGGCGGGACACGCAGATGGCGAGAGCTTGCTCTGCCTCGGCATGCCCGATTAAATGCCGCAGCTTCTCACGCTGGTTGACGTTGCCGCCAGCACCCGTTTGGTTGGAGACGTGCAGATCGGGGGTGAGTGTCTCGGGGAACTTGCCGGTGCCAGTGACGCCGAGGATGGGGGCAAGCGGCCACACCCGTTCATCCGCGTCCAAGATCATCACCCATTCGCAGGACGAATACCCGATGCAGCGGGTTCGTAATGCTCCGAAGCCCTGGCTCAGGGTATCGTGGATGAGCTTGTGACCGGACGCCTCTGCAATGGCAATCGTCTCAGGGTCAGCCGGGGTGCCGTCCATGGGAGAGGATACGAGCACGATCTCGTCGAACATTCGCTCGGCGGTTTCGATAAAGCCGGGCAGAGCATGGCGCTCGTTGTGGAAATGACAGACTGCGGAGATTCTCATACTCGCGTAAATTGGATAAACCCGCAGGACTTCGGCACCTCAGAGGAGGCAGGTTTGAGTCCGGGGTAGTGCCATGAACCAGTGATGCACCCTTCGTCTAAGGAGACACTCTCCCTGAACAAATCCATCCACATGTCCAGCGGCCATGCGTTGCAGTGTGACGGGTCGGAGTTGTCCTCGTCGCGGAGGTAGGGACCGTCGGGATGGTGAGTCAGCGGGACGATGGCGAGTAGGTGCTTCCGGGTGGAGGCGAGCAGTTGTTTGAGCAGAGGACGAAGTTGATCGAGCAGGATGTGCTCTGCCACATCCTTCAGGATGATGTGATCAAACCGTTCATCGGGCATCACGTTGGACACATAACCCTTCACCCCTTCGTCGCAGTTCTGGATGGCCCACTCGCTGCTGTCGTATCCGAAAGCGTTCACCCCGCGCATGCGTAACGCCTTGACGAGGTAGCCTCGGGCGCACCCAAAATCGAGAACCGTGTCGCCGTCCTTAATGTGCAGGACGCGCTTGAGCCAGTCCGCCATGGGGAGCGTGAGATCGGGCTTCCAACTGTAATCGACGTAGTTTGATTTGCCGGATGTCGGGCCGGTCAGGTAGTACTCGGCGTCGTAAAATTCAGATTCCATGGGTGCGGCGTTCTTCGTGTTTGATAGGGTGAATGTCAATGGAAACTTTGATCAGCCCAGCCCTGATTGGCGCTGAGTGAGGCGGTGATCAGGTCCGAGTATTTGCCCCGTCCCTTCGTGTCGGTCACGGCTGCCACCAGATGAGCGTGACGGACGGACATGGGGTTCTTGGGCGCGTTCGACGGCAACGCGGTTCGGCGGGCAGCCTTGACCAGCGAAGTCAGCCCATGACGGCGACGGGCGATCTCGATGCAGCCGAAGAAGGCGTCGGCGCGGTCGGGGCTTCTGCCGTTGGTCCGCTGCTTCATCACCTTCTTGGACTCCACCTCAACTTTCTCCCGGTCCACGAGCTTGTACATTCTCGCACACATCTGGATGCACGTCTCTGGGTCGAGGCCACGAATCTGTCCGGCCTTGATGAAGTCTTTGCCGACGTACCACAGCTCGGACACCCGGTTGGCGAACCTGTCCTTGCCGGTGCGCGAGTTGGTGGTGCCCACGGTCTTGTCTGACGGCGCTCCCGCGAAGCTCACCATCTGGAAGCCCCGGCCCATCTTGATCGCCATGAGCGAGGCGAACGGATCACCGGCCCCTGTGGAGTCGGAGCCTCGGTCTTCCACTTTGACGCCGCGCTTGGCGCACTCGGCATCGTAGAGATTCACCAACTGCTGATTGCGGTCCACCGTCTTGTTACTGGCATCGACCAAGGCCATGAGGTTGATCGTCTCAACCAGTTCAATACCTTTGACGGTGCGCTGGTGGATGGCTGAGTAGTAGTCGCCCACCCGACAAAAACAGGCGTCCGCTTCGTCTCCACCATGGCTGAAGGCCGGGTCGAGGAAAGCAATTGGGGTGGGCGGGGTGAGCCATGTGCTGACTCTGTGCTGGCTGCCGCTGCTGGTGATCTCGACTTCCGTGTAGATGGCATTGGCGTCTCCATCGGGGGAGAGGAAGCCGCGCACCATGCGGTAGTACTCCGGCGACTTCGGGCCAAGGTCTCGACGCAGATCCGTGACGGTGCGCAGGCTGAGAATGCCCTTCCACACCTCCCGACCGGCGAGCACGTTGGGAGACTTCTCCCCGTCAAATCGAATGCAGTAGCCACGTTTGGTCTTCCACCCGTCGAAGGTTTCGTCGATGGAGTTCCACCCTTCCTCCGGCTCCATGAACACGCCGAGCGGGTCAAACGGCGAAGTGGGGTTGCCAATGCCGATGAACTGCAAGTACTCATTGGACTGCAAGTTGGTGATGGCGGTGTTGTAAAGACTGTGGGTGAGCAACGGCAGTTCGTCCGCGATGAAGATCACACAACGGTTCTTGAAACCGATCTTGGTCGAGGCGTCCTTGTCCTGTCCCTTGCCGCCAGCAACGAGAGTGATGCCTGCGAGCTGGTTCTGCTTGCCATCAGAATTGACGCGCACGATCTTGCCGAGGGAGGACACCAGCTTGGCCTGCATGTACTGCTCGCCGCCGAAGAACCGGCAAATCTCCGCCCAGTAGCCCTCGACGACGCCCCAGATACGACCGCGAGACTCGTCCAACGATGTCGAGGTAATGAACACCTTCACATACTCAGGAGATGCCACAGGGCAGTCGGGAAAACGTGCGCCGATGAGGAAGCGCCCAATGGCGTAGAGGGCGAAAAATTCAGACTTGGAGCAACTGGCGTGCCCCGCGACGGCGAGGAAGTTGTTGGAGTAGGCTTCTTCCAACATCCGCATGGCGTACGGGTTCCACTCGAAGCGGTAGCGGGGGTTGGTCTCGGGACGATCCAGCATCAACGAGATGAACCTGCGGAAGTGCCACGTCCACGGGTTGAGCTGGCTGCCCGGCAGATTAACGAAATGCTCGTAGTTGCCCAAGATAAACTTTTCGAGATCCACCTCCTGCAACAGCTCATACCCGGCGCTCGTCTTGGGCACGCCGGGGAGACGTTTCCACCACCGCCCATAGCGAGCGATGTGGGTGCGTTCCATCTGCTGGGGAGAGGGTTGGGGCATCAGTCTGTTCGTGGTTTCTTCAGTTGGCCTGCGCATTCGGCATACCCGATGATGTCAACCAGGGTGTCTCGCTTCGTACTCGTCTTGGCTCGGCTGACTTTCAACAGAATCATCATCTGCGCCACGTCCCACGGGGAGATGTGCGACCCTGTGTAGGCGCTCCACAGTTTCGCGATGCGAGCGAAAGAGTCGTTCACGTCGCCGTAGTCGGCTGCACGGTCTCCAGCCACAATGGCTGCGGCCTCTTCGGCGAGGGATTGAGGGGCTTTGGGGTCTGTGTCGGGGGATACTACACGGTAAGGCCCGCGCAGGTGCAGGGTTTCGTCGTCGGTTTCGACGTTCGGCACGGCGTACCAAGAGTTGAACTGCTCTGCATGTAGGTGTGCCCCAATCAGCAGACTGGGTCGCCACTCGTGGGGGCACCCTTCGAGATCGTTTTTCGCATCCCAGACCAACGTGTCCTGTGGCACTGGGTCTGGCACGTCTTTCCCGAGCATCACTGTGTAACCTTCCGGCGCTTTTGGTCTTTGGTCGTCGTCTTTCATGGTGTTTGTATGGTTAAATGTTCATCCCCAAAAATCTTCTTCGTTGAAATCCGGTTCTTCGGCTGGCTTGACGCTCAAACCGACATCGCGGGAGCTTTCTAGCATCATGAGCGCGGACAAAAGCCTGTCCTCAGTGTCGCGTTTGTCCTCCAACACGGTAGCGATAGCGTCGTCCACGGTGCCGGGGCACATCAGGCGGTACACGTCCACGTTACACACCTGACCGGGACGTGCCAGACGAGCGAGCATCTGGGTGTATCGGCGGTGGGAATAGATGAGAGACATCCAGACCATGGTGCTGCCACCCCACTGCATGTTCAGCCCGTGGCTGGCGGAGAAGGGGGACACAACCAAGATGGGTATCTCTTTGCGGTTCCACTCAGCCAGCATCTTCGTTTGCGCTGCAAGGGTGGTGGCGTCGGCAAAGAACGTGGCGTTGGGGAACGCTTCTCGCAACCGGGCCTGCTCGTGCTTGAAGATCGCGGCCACCAGAACCGGCCCTTTGGTCTTCTTGATGATCTTCCTGAGAGCGTCAATCTTGAGATCGTGGATGCAGTGGTAGGTGCCGTTTTCGTCGTACACTGCGCCGCTGGTGTATTGCAGTAGCTTGGTCACAAGGGCTGCCGCGCTGGGGGCTGTGATCGTTACCGAGCTTTTCAGTTCCAACACCAACTCCCGTTCAAACTCCTGATACTTGGAAAGTTGATCCGGTGTCATGTGGACATCCACATCCTGCACCACCGCGTCCGGCATGTCAGGCATCCACTCAGAAGCTCGCAACGTGATGGTGATGTCACAGATGCGTTTCTCAATCAGTTCCTTCGCCCCGTCGTTGGCGTCCCACTTGTATCCCATGTAATCGGCTTTGTGGAAGTAGGTGGACTTGAAGTGCTGGAAGCTGCGGCCCAGTCGTTCTCCACCATCTAGCAGACGGAACTGTGCGAACAAGTCCACCAGCTTGTCCATAGGAGTACCAGTCATTCCGATGCGTCGTCTCACTTGGGGGGCTTCTCGGCGTAGCAGGGCTATGCGCTTCGAGTCAGGGGATTTCGCGGAATCAACTTCATCGTACACCACGGTATCGTAGGGCACGGTGCCTCCTCGCTTCTCGATCAACTTCACCAACAGGGGGATGCTGTCGAAGTTGATTAAATATATGTCTGCCCTACCGGCGATGAAGGCTTGACGACCAAGAGGTGTGCGCAGGTTGGCAACTTTGAAATTCTTGAAATCCGACCACTGTGAAATTTCAAGAGGCCAGACCAAATTCGCCACACGGAGAGGCGCTATCACCAACATTCCAATGGTGTCGAGCGACGAGTGCCACTCTTTGAAAGCACTAAGCACCGCCGCCGTCTTCCCGAGACCCATAGAAATGCTGCCATAAACCACGTCATGCGACAGCATGTGGTCGATGAAAGCCTTCTGCGCTGGGCGTGGGGAGAACTTGCTCACGCCCTCCACCCCTCCACCGTGCGATACTCAATAGGACGACCGGCAAGCTGCGCTGCACGAACACCAAACTCCATGCCGCGACTGATGCCGCAGTCGGTGTACACGACGGTCTTGTCCGCTTTCCACGCCAGTCCTGCCGCGATGCCCATGGCACGGTCGGTCGGGTCTTCGTCGTCAAGGACTTGGGTGTAGAGCAGGTGGCTCACCATCGGCGCTTCGCCGCGCAACAGCGAGTCGCGCATGGCGGCACGGGCGTAGCGGATATTGCGTTGCAGGTTGCCTGCGTAGGGCGATTCGAGGATTACGGTGGTCATGTCAGAAAGGGTCTCCTTCATTATCTGCTGCGTGCTGTCGTGCGCCGATCTTCGCATCAACGAACCGTTGCCGACGTTCCGCGTGCTCTTTCTCCACGTTCTCCGTGCATGTGAGCACCTGGATGTTGTCCTCCTCGTAGCCACGGGTGCTGTCCTTGCGGTCGATGTGCAGACAGAATCGCTCCTTACCCTTCTCGTCCATGTAGCAGGTCGGCAGGATGGCGGCTTTGAACTGATCGAAGGTCAAGGTGAAGGCGATCTTGCGCTTGCGAGCGGATGCCCGGAGGTTGTCGAAGGCACAGTGAACGGGGTTGTTCAAACGCCATTGCTGCTTGGCGTGGGAACCGCAGAGCTGCGTGGAGGTAGGATGGTCGGACAGGTTGCGCGGCACACCTTTGCACCGGCTGACGGGGCAGCGACCAGGGATTTTGATTTTGCGCAGTTTCATCCCCAGAACCCCCTAGGGCTTATCAAGCCATCCACGAAGTCTTTGCCGTCCGACACGTTGTCGCACCAGCCTGTGTTGGCACCCACCTTCGCCAGCAGTTCCATTTCTGCTTCCTGTGCCTTGGTCGGCTTGCACCCACCGCGCTTGATCTCCAAAAAGCCGACCACCCCGCCCGGCGCAATGATCAGACGGTCAGGCACCGAACGGTTGTTGGGTGAGACGAACTTGCGGACGTAGCAGCCTTTCAACTTGGCGTAGTCGCAGATTTTTTTCTCGATCTCCTTTTCGAGGGGTGGGGGTTTCATAAGTCGTGGTCTCCATAAATTACCCAATGGATGGTCAGAAGAACCAATCCAGAGAAGACGAGGATGAAAGGAAGGTGCTCACTCATTTCCTTCTCCTCTTTTTGATTTTGTTGGCGTGATATTGCATCCGGCATGGCGGGCACATTAGAAAGTCGGCTTCGTCTGTGTGCAACTTGAATGTTCTGCCGCACCGACAAATGCGACCTCGGGTGTGTGGTGTTTCGGACATGGTGGTTACTTGGTGTAGTAGGGTTGAACTTTACCATCGGCTGCCACGGGCAGACCTTTCGTCCACTCAGGCACATTGGTCATGTGTCCAACCAATTCTTCGATGGACTGGCTTTCACGAGTGTAGGTGAGAATCTGGTCATGGATCAGCGAGCACACCTCGTAGCCCGCTGCCTCTGATTTGATGATGCCGTTGTTGAGCAGGTCAGCGCCGACCCCTTCGCAGAAATTCTGGAGCAAAAGACCTCCGTATAGACCGCATCGACCCCAGATAGTTTTGCCGCGAATCTGCCCCCAGTAGGTGAGAGATTGACGAGTTTTGATCTTGCCGCTTTCCCACGTCTCAATCTCTCCGGTCTTCTTGTTCCGACTGACGGTCTCCTCAATTTTGGGATCGCGGTAGGCGAGACGACGACCTGACGGCAGTTTGGCGAACAGATACTTGGTTCCCGCCGTTACCGCGCAAAAGAACTCGACTTTGCCCGCCTGATGGCGGGAACCAAAATTACTCACGGCGGCTTTGGCCGCACGATCATAGGCGTGCCAGACTTTGACGATGTTCGGATTAGCTTCTCGCCATTGCTCGACCACCTCCTCCAACTCTTCCTCCTTCACCCCCATGTCGAGAGCACCCATGTCTTTGAGAGCTTCCACTCCGCCCTGGTATTGAAGTGCCAAACTTGCGACCTTACCCTTCTGTCGGTCTGGGTGATGTTTGCCGTGCTCTTTGGCGTAGTCTAGCATCTCCTGCAAAGGCATCCCAGACATGCGGCATGCGGTCGCCTCGTAAATCTTGCCGTGAGTGCGGAACACTTCAAGCGTCCACTCCTCGTTCGCCAACCATGCCGCGATACGGGCTTCGATACTGCTGAAGTCCACGTCGAAGATCGGCCCAGCTTCGTCGTGAATGAAGTGACGGATGCACGAGCCGATGACCTCCAGCAGAGGTCCGTAGAATATTTCGATGTGTGCCTCGCTCGCTCCCGCCATGATGTCGGCGTAGGCGGCGTCGGTGTTTTTGATCGTGGGGCGTTTGAAGTTCTGCGGCTGAACCAGTCTGCCGGATGCACGACCCGGACCTGCGCCGTAGAATTGAATGGTGCCGCGCACCCGGCTGTCAGCACACGCACACTCGATCATTGCTTTCACCTTCTTGATGCTGGCAAAGCTGAGAGACTTTTTGATGGTGAGCACGCGACCAACCGTCGTGGTGGGGTCAAAGGCTTCATCCTCCAACTGTTCGTCCAGTGTGTCGGCGCGGAGGTTGTCGCCCTCATACCCGTGCTCCTTGAGCCACTTCAACAGCACGTCACGTTGGGTCGGGTTGAAGCCGGTGAGTTCACGGAACTCCTCGGTCATGCGAGCCTCGTTGGCTTCGATCAGCGTTTGAGCGTGACGCAGGGCGGGCAGGTTGACCGGCAGACCACGGGAGTTGATGGCGAGGTCAGCCTGGAACGCTGCCAGCGTGTTGCCGGTCAGCTCGAAGTGCTTGAGAGTTTTGTGGATTCCCTGCTCCGCACGAACGTCTTGGATACAGTAATTGCAGAATGCAATAAAGTCGTCCTGTCGGTCAATGGGTTGAATGAACTTGCCGGAGGCTTTCTGCGGGATGGAGAACTTGCGGATCAGTGCTTTGCCTTTGCTGTCCTTCTGTTGCAGCAAGCCCAGCGTCTCGGCAGCTTTCTCCAGGGATGGCGGGATGGCAGCGCGGCGGGACATGGCGGCGGTGCAGCGCCAGCGGCGGTAGTCGATCTTGAACCAACGGTTGTTCGGGCAGTGGTTGGTGATCGCCTGCTCGAAGTAGGCGTTATGCGCGTACACCGGAGCATCGTTGCGGTTCATCTCGGCAATCAGTTCGTCCACCCCTGGCGACGACCGGCACACGGACATGTCGTCGAACTCGAACTTGGGATTCACCCACAGCAGCGGACCCTCGCCGTCGCGAGCTATGGCTGCGCACAGGATCTCAGTGGACGGGTCTTCCGCGTACCGAAAAGCGCCTGTGCGCTTGATGTCCGCCGTTGAGCGTGTCTCGAAATCCAGATGAAAATTCATAGTGCGGAAAAAGGTGCCAGCGCCAAGGATACCAAGCAGGCTGGCGGCTACTCCAATAGAAGGGTAAAGAGAAAACCCTCGGTTGCGACTCTCTTGGCTTATCGGATTGGTGACTCAAGTAGGACTCGAACCTACGGTCTAGGGTTTTACGGATTGCTCCGCGTGTATGAGCCTAGCTTGGAATGCACTCCAATGCGTGCCGCCTTCCACGCTTTTGAGTCGAATTGGTCAGCAACCCCACCGTTTACGCGCAGCCTTGCCGCGTTCGCCGGTCCACCCGCTGGAGCGAGCGCAGAAGCTAGCCTTTCGGCCTTTGTCCGCGTCGGTCTTGGGGCTTGGTGCTGGCGGCTTCAGGTTGGAGCCGGTAGCCGCGTTGTATTTTGCACGACCCTTGGCGGTGAGTCCTGCACCTTTGGACACAGGCAGCTTTTCGCCTCGTCCGACACTGAGATTTGGTTTCTTGTCTGGCATGATGTTTGGGTGTTGGCGAGCTACCACATTGTCAGCAGGTTGCTCAGTCTCCGTTCGGAAGGTGGAGTCTTTAGTTCTTGGATTGGGTACCAAGCGATCAAGACGATATAGCCACCTCCAAAATTCTTCACATGTCGTCGATGCTAAGATCGGCGGCAGGTTTCTTCGCAGCCGGTTTGGTGGCTGGCGCGGGTGCGCTCTCGGACTCGTCGTCCAGATCAATACCGGCAAACTCGGACTCGGCGTCCACCGGGGCAGCGCCGAAGGGTTCGCCGTCAGCATGGAAGATGACCACACGCAGCTCGGCGTTGATGCGCTTGCCGAACTTGTTGTCCATGGCCCAGAGGCGCACAGAAGCGTGGACGTAGCAACCAGCGTAGGGCTTGCCGTCCTCGGGAGACAGAGGCTCGAACGCCTTGTTGACCACACGAGGTTTGCGGTCCTGCTTGGAACTGGCGGAGAGGAACATGACGTTGTCGCCATAGCCGTCGCTGCCGTCGCGCTCGGAACCGTCGCGAAGGCAAGGTTTGATACCGCCCGGAGGCTTGCCTTTCCACTTTTCTTTCTTGAGGGCGTCGATGCGGGCCTCGACAGCTTTGATGGTTTCAGCGTTGGTCTTCTTGTCGAGGATGAAGTTGGCGCTGTAAAACGGATCGCCGCCTTCGTCGCCAAAAGGGGCAGGTTTGAAGATTTTCGGGTAGGACAGTCTGACGTTTTTCAGCAGAACGATGTTCGGATCGGCGGTGTTGGCTTGGCTCATGTTCGTGGTCTCGGTTTGTGTGTGTGTGTGTTTCTCGGGTCGCCGCGTTGTGCGGTAGAGGTAGAGGTAGAATATCCACAGATGGTTCTGCGGGTCAACCCCGAAATCATTCTTCGTTCAAATCTACGCCAGCAAAGTCGCTGGTCATGTCGTTCTCGTATGTTTTGCGTGGGTCGCTCTCAGGCACGGCCATCGGGCTGCCGGGCGGCTTCACAATCAGGCGTTGCAGCTCGATCATCTTCGGACCTTTCATCTTGTCCGTCAGTTTCTCTGCCGCAGCAGGGGTGATCACGTCAGACGGCGGATAGACTTCGTCGTGTGGAAGGTTCAAACTGAGCAGCAGTTTGCCCGCTTCGGCAGGGTCGGTCCAACGGCGGTGCCCGCCACGGGAGAGCACCAGCTTGACGCCGGGCAGTTTGTTGCCGGAGATCAGCCGAGCGGTGACGAACTTCTCGATCTCACTCAACCACAGGCAAATGCTTTCCCTCGCTTTGAACGCCTTCACCACATGCTCATCAGGGAGGGTGGCTACGGCAGGCGGCTCGTTGCCCTCCAGCACTTCCAACACCTCATCCTTAAAGTCGTCCAACATGGCGTCGTTGTAGGTAGGGCAGATGGCTGCCCCACGGCACCACTTGCAAATCTTCGGCCCGCACTTGAACACGCCGGGATCGCCGCGCAGGATGGCTGCCGCTTTGGGGGTGATCCGCTCATCCGTGAATTTCTTCAACTCACCCCAGGTGGTCGTCCAGGTGACGTGATCCTGCTCCAGCCGGGGTTGGAAGATGGTCATGGTGACGGGGTAGCTGTCGGCTGGCAGTGCCTCCCAGAACCCGTCGAACATGGACTCGATCAAACTGCGGGCGTAGATCGCCATCTGGAGGTTGTTCTCACTCTCCACTGGATCGTAGCCGTACTTGTAGTCAACGAGGTGAGCGCCGTTCTTGGTGAGCGCGTGGAAGTCCACGGTGCCACGCTCGGACGGGAGGTAGTAGAGTGGCGCTCGGAACTCGGCACCCCAGCGGATGACATCACACTTTGGACCCATCACGTCATGGCAAAACTCGGCGTACGCTTTGCCGTGCCGCAGCATTTCCTTGGTCGCCCACTTTGGCGGCTCTTTGCCGAGAAGCAGATACTCGGCAACTGTGTGGGCCTTGGTGCCTTCCATGGCTGACGGTCCCGGTCTGTCCGGTGGCAGCCGGTGCTCGTTGGCCTTGACGAAAGCCAGGGCAACCGTGCATTCGGTCCAAGTGTGAGCCTTGGACGGGGAGAGGCGAGAGTGTTCGGGAGTGGTGTCGGCCATGGGGACTATTTGTTGAGTTCCGCGATAAGGCAAACCGCGTGGATGGTGGCTTTTTCAGCGATGTCTTCGTAAAAATCATAT